GGTTTAATTATGGCCGCTAATGGTGATGCTACACACGCAGGTAACCTTATTACAATCGCAGAAAACAGAAAAGATGCAGTAGCATTTGTATCTCCTGAAAGAAGTGATGTTGTAGGTGTTGCTGATTCAAATACACAAAAAGATAATGTGATTGGTTTCTTTAACGGAATTAACTCATCTTCATATGTTGTATTTGACAGTGGTTACAAATATATGTACGACAGATACAATGATGTTTACAGATATGTCCCATTAAACGGTGACATGGCTGGACTAGCTGCTAGAACAGACTTAGTAGCGGATGCTTGGTATTCACCAGCAGGCTTTAACAGAGGTATTGTTAGAGGCGTTGTGAAACTTGCATTTAATCCAACTAAAACACAAAGAGATGAATTATACAGAGCTAGAGTAAATCCTGTGGCAACATTCCCAGGACAAGGTACTGTATTATTCGGTGATAAAACTGGATTGTCAGCTCCTTCAGCATTTGATAGAATCAATGTTAGAAGACTGTTCATCACTTTAGAGAAGGCAATTTCAACTGCTTCTAAATTCCAATTGTTTGAATTCAATGATGAATTTACAAGAGCGAACTTTAGAAACATTGTAGAGCCTTTCCTAAGAGAAGTACAAGGTCGAAGAGGTATCACAGACTTTTTAGTAGTGTGTGATGAAACTAACAACACCGGCGAAGTAATTGATAGAAATGAATTTGTTGCTGAAATCTTTGTGAAACCAGCAAGAAGTATCAACTTTATCACATTACAATTTGTCGCAACCAGAACTGGCGTCAGCTTTGACGAAGTTGCAGGTTAATAGGTAAAGGAGAAATAAAATGCCAAACATTAATGACTTCAAAGCCAAACTTGCAGGTGGTGGCGCAAGAGCCAATCAGTTTAAGGTTACTATGCCTTTTCCTGGTTACGCACAAGTTGGTGGCGAAATAGAAGACCTAGCATTCTTATGTAGAGCAACATCATTACCAGGTATGACTGTACCTAGTTTTAATGTGCCTTTTAGAGGCAGAGCTATTAAGATTGCTGGTGATAGAACAATTGAAGATTGGTCTGTTACTGTGTACAATGACACAGATTTCAAACTAAGAAATGCGTTTGAAAGATGGTCAAATGGTATCAATAACTTGACAGACAATGAAGGCTTGACAAATCCAGCGGATTATCAAGTTGATGCGTTTGTTGACCAATTGGATAGAAACGGTGCAACTATTAAGTCTTACACTTTAAGAGGTGTATTTCCTACTACAATTGCTCCGATTGAATTGACATATGACGAAGCTACAGCGATTGAAGAATTTTCTGTGACTTTTGCATATCAATACTTTGAAAGTAACACTACTACTTAATACATAAATAGTAGTTAAAAAGGAATATTATTATGGCTGAATTATTTGGATTTTCTATCACTCGTCTGAAAAAACAGGCGGATCCAAAACAAAGCTTTACACAACCACAAGCGGATGACGGTACCCAAACCGTCGCCGCCGGTGGTTATTTTGGTCAGTACCTCGATATGGAGGGACAGGCCAAAACAGAGCAAGATTTAATTCGTAGATATAGAGAAATAGCATTACACCCCGAATGTGATATGGCAATTGAAGATATTGTCAATGAAGCAGTTGTGGCTAATGAATTGAAAGATGCTATTCGTCTTAAAATCGAAGAAATCCCATTTGGTAAAGAAGTTAGAAGGAAGATAGAAGATGAGTTTAAAGAAGTATTAAGGTTAATGGCCTTTAATACTAAAGGGCACGACATCTTTAGAAGATGGTATGTTGACGGAAGAATCTATTATCATAAAGTAATTGATAGAGAATCTCCAAGAAAAGGTATCACTGAATTAAGATATATTGACCCTCGTAAAATTAAGAAGATTAGAGAAGTTAGAAAAAGAAGACCTGACGGTGTTATGGGTCCTAGCACACTAACTATGATTGATGAGTTTGAAGAGTATTTTTTATACAATGAAAAAGGTGTAACTAATACTACATCTGGTGGTATTAAAATTGCTCCAGATGCTGTTTCATTTGTACCTAGTGGTTTAGTTGACCAAAACAAAAATATGGTCTTGTCTTATTTACATAAGGCAATCAAACCTGTTAATCAATTAAGAATGATTGAGGACTCTGCTGTTATTTACAGAATAGCAAGAGCACCTGAAAGAAGAATTTTTAAGATTGATGTAGGTAATTTACCTAAAGTTAAGGCTGAACAATATCTTAGAGATGTTATGGCAAGATATAGAAATAAACTTGTCTATGATGCATCTACAGGTGAGATTAGAGATGACCGAAACTATATGTCTATGCTTGAAGACTTTTGGTTACCAAGTAGAGAAGGTGGTAGAGGTACTGATATTTCTACATTACCTGGCGGTCAAAACTTAGGTGAGATTGCAGATATAGAATACTTTAGAGCGAAACTCTATAGAAGTTTAAATGTTCCTCCTAGTAGATTAGAGGCAAGTCAAGGTTTTAATCTTGGCCGTTCTACAGAAATTACTAGAGATGAACTTAAATTTACTAAATTTGTTCAAAGGCTAAGAAAGAAATTTACTGAATTATTTAATGACATTCTTAGAACACAGTTAATCTTAAAAGCTGTAATTACAGATGAAGATTGGCACATTTTAAGAGATGCATTACAATATGATTTCTTACAAGACGGACACTTTGCAGAATTAAAAGAGTCTGAAATGTTATTAGAAAGATTAAGACTAGCTGATAGCGTAAGAGATTATGTTGGTAAATACTTCTCAGTAGAATATGTAAGAAAAAATATCTTAAAACAATCTCAAAGAGATATTGAAGATATTGATAAACAAATTAGAAAAGAAGTTGATGACGGTATTATTGCAGCCCCAACAACAAATAATGAGAACTTATAATAGGAGAAAATGATGAGTGAACATGTAAAAACATTTATTGATGACTTAGCAGCTGGCAACAATGCAGAAGCTGGCGAAGCATTTAAAGATGCTTTAAGAGATAAAGTAGCTGCAGGTTTAGACCAAGCTAGAGTTGATATTGCAGGTAAAATATTTAATGGAGTAGAGGCACAACCTCATAGTGACCCAAAGCCTGCCGTTATTGACCCGTCTGATAGAACAGACCAAATTATGGACACTGAGGGTCAACAGATTGAGTTTACACCTAATACTGAAACTCAACCTGAAGCAGAGGCACCTGCTGAGAATGAAAATCAGTAATTATAATAATAACAATATTATAACTACAAAAACTTTTAATGAGTTGCCACCTCTTCACAAAGAAGTGGTAACTGATTTTTTTAAAGTAATAGAAAAAGAAGAAGGTAGTATAATTGATAGAGTAGAAACTGCTGTTGATAAAGTCGCAGACTTTCACAATGTAAGTACAGATGTTCTATACAATTATATTGACACAGAAACAGGAGAATAAAGATGGCGTGGGTAACAGTACCAGGTTCAAACGGTATATGGGAGTATGAAAATACTGCTGTAGTTACTAACACATATCCTGATTCTGCTGACGGCACTAATGTTTCTGTTGCTAGTGGTATTAGAACTTATACTAAAGTAGGAGATTTTAGTGGCACTCAACAAAATTATATTAGATGTAGAACAGTTGCAGATAGTGTTGAGCGTGGCGAACTTTCTAAAACTTGGTACGACCAACAATTTGCAGCTGGTGGCGGAATAGATACAATTGAGGATTCAGTATCAGACGCAGCTACAACTCTACAAGTTTGGTTTGATGGTGCAGCTGCTGGACAATTTACACCAGCTGTTTCAGATGGTGATACATTTACTCAATGGACAGATAAATCAAACTTTGCTCATAATGCCAATCCAACTGGTGGTGCAACTACAAGACCAACATTTAGGTCAGCAATACAAAACGGAAAATCTATTGTAAGATTTGATGGTACAAATGATTGTTTAAGTATTAATCCTGTTGCGTGGGCTCAAAGCTTGGCCGGTATGTCAATGATTATAGTATCAAAGTTTTCTAGTACATCTGGTACACAAACATTAACTACAAGTGACCAAGATGATATGGGTATGTTTATTGATACAAACTTTAAAGTAACTATG